TGATGCTGAACTTTACACCAACCCGCTCGACAATGACCCAGACTACTTGGCTGGCTTTGATGAGCGATACGCTGAACTGGAATGCGAGGGACACAAAAATGCATGAAGACTGCCATTACTGCGGTAAGGAACTTTTAATCACTAACCACACTGTCTGCCCAGAGTGCGCAGAAATGCGCATATTGGACATGGCACGCGAGAACAAAACGCTATTAGCGGAAATTGTTGTTGGTGAGTATGTGGCTAACATGGATGACTATTTAGACAAGATCTTATATGCCTGGGAGTCTAACGATTCAGACAAGGCGTTCGATGCACTGCTAGATGCATTTAGCGGCGCAGTACTTAAAGCAATGGAGGGTAAGTTATGAAATCAAGTGAATCACTAGAGAAGTTATCGCTGGCGCTATGCGCAGCACAGGGAGCAATGGGAGGCGCTGTTAAGGGTAGCGCCAACCCTTTCTTCAAATCAAGCTACGCAGACCTTACGAGCGTGATCAAGGCAATCAAGCAACCATGCTTTGATAACGGTTTAAGTTACGTGCAGCTACCGCACCGCGATGGTAATTCAATCGGTGTAGTCACTCGCCTAATGCACACCAGTGGCCAGTGGCTAGAGCATGAGTTTACTTTACCCATGGTTAAGGGCGATCCACAAGCAGCAGGTAGCGCGATTACGTACGCAAGACGGTACGCTTTACAGGCCTTGTTCGGAATTCCTGCGGTCGATGATGACGCAGAGGCAGCAGTATTACGCAACGGCGAGCAGTCAACAGTTAAGGATGAATACGCGGAGCTGGTCGATCAGTTAGCGGATAGCATCGAGGCAATCAAAACAGGCATTGAGATTGGCGATTTAGTCATGGCCAAAGAAGCCTGGGACGAACTCACGGAAGAAGAAAAAGTTGGGTTATGGAAAGCCCCAAGCAAAGGCGGTGTGTTTACTACGGAAGAACGCGCAACCATGAAATCAACCGAATTCCGTACAGCAACAGGAGCGTAAATCATGGAATACGATAACACGAATCGCGGAGTACTATTCCGCAATGACAAGAAAGAGAAAGAGACACACCCAGACTTTACAGGGTCGATAGATGTTAACGGCGTTGACCACTACCTATCCGCCTGGGTTAAAGAGAGTAAACAGGGTAAGAAGTTTTTCTCTCTATCGGTCAAGGCTAAAGACGCAGTAGCGCAGCCAGCTATCCAGCAGGCCAAACAAGTGGTACAAGAGGATTTTGAAGATGATATCCCTTTCTGATGTAGATGTTGGCAAGATGATAAGATTTGCACAGCTTGAGCAAGAGATTACCAACAAGGAATTAGCCAAGCGTTTAGGTGTAACACAGCAATCAGTCAGCAACTATCGGAAGGCTAAGAATATCGACGATATTAAACTGGCAAGGCTTGCTGAGATCTGCGAAGCACTAGGATTGGAATTAAAAATCACTATTAACTAAAAGAAACCCCCCAATTAAGGGGGGTGTCTATTGCACTGGAGGGGTGCGGGGGAGTATCATTAGGTTGCGACCAATGATGTAGTAAGTGTAAGTAAGACCCTACCTATCTACAACATTGAATCGCAGAGATTATCGGGCGTTAGGCCGAGGAACTAGAACCTCGGAGCGGAGTTGACCCTCTCCATGATGCGCCTCCCAGTGCCGAGAGCAGGTAACGGGAATAGATGTCAAGATTCGATACGGTAATCATTGCTCGTCATTACTAATTAACTTATTGTTGTCCGATAGGACATCAAAAGGGTAAGTGTGGATGGATATTTATGAAAAGATTGTTAATGGTATGAAAGACAAAGACACTGATTACGTCTCTATCTTAATTACTGATGACGGTGTTGATCTATTCACTTCTTTAGAATATGAGGATTTAAGTTACCTGTTAACCGAGATCATCATGCAGCAGAAAGACGTTAGTACATTGCACTAAACTCTGGAGGGAGTTATGACACAACAAGAAAGAATCCTAGAATACTTGAAGGAAGGGAAAACTCTGACTCGATTAAACGCCTGGGATAATCTAGGAATCCTAGAAGCGCCAGCACGAATATCTGAACTCAGAAGCAAAGGCCATAACATACAGACTGGATTTAAAACTATCCTTAATCGCTACGGTGAAAAAGTAAAAATTGCGGAGTGGAAATTATGAAAGCAGAAAATTTAGCACCAAAAGAATTTGGGTTTAACGATCACGATGAAATCAGATTATGGACTCAAACACTATCTGCTGATTTTAGATTCAACGAAGACCAAAGCACATGTTTATATACCGATGGAGATGAGGGGTTTGCAGCAATCTCAATCTCTGAAGTATTCGATGAGCAAGGGATTACAGTCTCACTAATTGATTGCGCTTACTGCGATTTCGACTTTAAAGATTTAATCAAAATTCATCGCACCCTAAAAATTAACTGGCTTTTATGAGTGGTGACTAGATGATTTTAAATACTGGAGAGGACTGGGAAGCAGATGAAGCAGACATTATACAATGGCAGAAGACCTATCCAGCCGTTGACGTTTTCGCGGAGTTGTCGAAGATGGAGAGTTGGCTCGATGCCAATCCCAAGAAGCGAAAGACTCAAGCGGGGATTAAGCGATTCGTCAATTCTTGGCTGGCGAGGGCGCAGGATCGAGGCGGGTCTTCGCCGTTTAAAAGCAATCAGAAGAAGTCAGTACGTGATAGATCAAATCTGGACGAACTTACAGACATCAGTTGGCTAGAAGGCGCAGTCAAAGAACGCATGCGCCAATACTTTACTCATAAATATGGGCAGGCATATGACGCGTAAGAACGGTACCACCAAAGAACAAATAGCGCAGATCATGTCTACCCAAGTTTATCAAATGGGTGATGAGTTTACCGCCTCAGATATGCTTGATAGATTAAACCGATTGGACGGGCCAGCGCAGAGAGTTACCACTAAGCAGCGAATCTCGCAATTGCTAATTGAGATGCAATCACAGGGATTAGTTGATAGAGTAGGGCAAAACCATGTTGTACGTTTTCGAAGGCCTGGCAGTAAAGTCTTAAGACAAAGGTGGATCAGTGAAGTGGCCGAGGACTTATGCGCTAGAGATTATCCGAGAGAAATCGCGGGACAATCGGCGCGAGATGTTAGCAAACGTGCCAGAGCACTTCAGGCCGCTAGTCAAGAAGCATGTGGAAATAGCTTATGAATCCGCAAAGCGTTTACGAAAAACTCGTTCGAGTAGGAACGGACTGGGCTGACAAAGAGCAGGCCGCCAACTTACTAGAAGGTAGTCTCAAATCGGTCAAAGCAAAGATCGCACTACAACATAAAGACTCAGGGTGCGGTGTGTCCGAAGCAGACATGAGAGCCGAAGACGACTACGAATACAAAGAGGCGCGTCAGGCCGCCATAGAAGCCCGTACAGAGGCTATAAAGGCAAAGGTATGCTATCATGCCGCCCAAGCATACATTGACGCATGGCGCACTGTGGAAGCCTCAGAGCGAGCAGCTAACAGGGCGCAAACTTAGGGGGTGACCTATGACAGAAAGCAAATGGGAAATACTAAGGCGGTACGCGTACACAGATAGACAGATAGAAATCATTGATTACAAAATCCAAGGCTTAAGCAACTCTAAGATTGCTAACAAACTACAAATCAATGAGCGCGTAGTTGAGCGCCATCTTCAAAAGGTAAACCTTGCAGCAGTCAGGCAAGGCTACTCACCCAGTCACGACATGATCCACACTGTACCGCTAGGCCATACCATTAAAGGTATATCCACCTACTATAACGATGAAGGCAAGCCAGTAGGCCAGTGGGTTAAGAGCCAAGCAGATACTGAGAGCATGTTCCAGCAGGCGCTAGAAGACTTCAAAGAAGGTTTAATAGAAGATGTTCAGGGTAAGGCAGAGCCTACCAAGAAACCAAAGCATGAGAAAGACGAAGACCTATTGGCCTGTTATTTACTGGGTGACCATCACCTGGGTATGCTTGCATGGCCTCCCGAAACTGGTGGGCCTGCTTGGGATTTAGACATCGCCTGCACTACTCTATTTAACGCAGTAGATACACTGGCTCATGCGAGCAACCACGCAGGTACAGGGTGTCTCATTAATCTAGGTGACTTCTTCCACGCCAATAGCCTAAAGGGTACTACGGGTAACGATACGCCCTTAGATGTGGATGGTAGGGCTGGACGCATTATCAACCGAGCAGGTAAATTGTATAAACGCCTGGTGACTCGGATGCTAGAGTCGCACGATGAAGTGTGGATTATTAATGTGCGCGGTAACCACGATCCCGATGCCTCACTGTGGCTGAATGAAATGCTCAAGATGTATTACGAGTCTGAGCCAAGAGTTAAGACCTTTGATAATTACAATAAATTCCTGCACTTTGTGTGGGGTGAAAACTTAATAGCTTTGCACCATGGAGACAGAATCAATGCTCAGAGAATTTATGAATCGGTTACTCGGAATCTGGCGAAAGAATGGGGTGAGTCTAAGCATCGTTTCGCATGGCTCGGTCATATACATCATAAACAAGCGCAAGAAATCGGTGGTATGCTCCTGGAACATTGGAATGTTCTTCCGTCCCAAGACGCTTGGCACGCCGCCAGTGGTTACGGATCTAGCAGATCAATGACCAGCGTACTACTACACAAAGAAGCAGGTGAGCATAGCCGCTTTAAGGTGAGCGTGTGAGCGCAAAGGATTACCAGATCGGCGGCAGCCACTATAAAAACAAAGGCATCCAGCCCATTGAATACATTATGGCTAATAAGCTAAGTTTTTGCGAAGGCAATGTAGTCAAGTACGTCAGCAGATGGCGAGACAAGAACGGCATTGACGATTTGTTAAAGGCCAAGCACTACTTGGAGTTTTTAATTGAGGAGGTGAGGGATGATCGCGATAATGATATGTGATGATTGCAACCAGCAGATGACTGAGATTTTTACAGCAACCGAAAACTTCAGGCTAAAGGGCTGGATGTGTGAAGGCTGTTTAACTTTCGCGCCAGCAGTCGGGCGTGAGAAGAAGTGGACAATGGAGGATAAAGATGGCGATCAAGAGGGATGCGTGCGACAAACACTTCAGTGATGTCGTTAGGTTAAAGGCTGGTTATACTTGTGAGCATTGCCACAAGACAGACTCAAGAATGGAGTGTGCCCACATATACGGACGCAGATTAAAGTCTGTTAGGTGGTCATTAGATAACGCGGTATGCTTATGCCATTGGTGCCATAGGTTATTTACGGAGAACCCAGTGCAGTTTTCGGATTGGCTTAATCAGTATTTCGGAGAGGGTCACATGGACTTGCTAAGAGAAAAGCGCAATCAGGTATTCAAAGCTAACGATATGGTTAAGAAAGAAATATCAGCGCATTACAGAGGTGAGCTGAAGAAGCTAACCGAAAACCCAGAGTACAAACCCCAGAGTTACATATAGCATCCAGTGTCCACCATGTATGCTAGTTCCTTTGCTCTGTCTCCAACCTGGTCAGCCCACTTGGAACGGAGCATTTCTTCAGCAGCTTGAGAGTATTTACCCTCGGCCACAAACTTTAGAGTCTTCTTAAACTCCAAGAATGTGGGTAGGCCAAGGTTAAACAGCATGTTAACCAATGCCTCTTGTCTCACTTGGTCTAGGTCTTCAAACCACGAGAAGCGATCAAGCTCTCGATAGCACCTCTCGATGTCATTCCTGAGTAGATAGTTGATCTCGTCCTCAGACAGCCCCAGACCGCCGTTAGGGTCGATATTCCTGCCGACCCCTATAGTTATATAACCAGCAGGGCAGTCGTAGGCGTGAGTGCGTGAGCCTTCGTGTAGTTTTAACTGAGCGATCAGCTTTTCCATTTAGATAACGTCCGTATTCCAAACGATGCCGCGACCGCCGCACCTAAGAAGCCTTTGTACCAGTCTGGCATACCCTCTAACACATCGAAACCGTCTCGGACGATCTGTACCATTTCTGGTACGAATGCCATAATCAAGGGGATAGAAAATAACACGGTAAACCACTCATCTTTCCAGCTTGTCGCTGAGTTAGTGGCTTGGATATTGTCCCAGTTTGCTTCGTGTTTAATAACTTCCAGCTTGCGCTCATGTACAGCCTGTTTTTCTTCAGCCTTGTTCTTTAAGTAACCGCCAACAAGGTTTGAGACTGGTGCTATTAACGCCTGCCACATACTAGCCTCCTGATATTGCTCGCGCGACCATAAAGATAGCGTACGCACCAATGAGTCCAAGACAGCCAGCGACTATAAGACTTGCATACTGCCATCGTTGATTGATCTTCTCGATTCTTTCGTTACGCTCTAACAGCCTAGCCTTGCGAGCTTCAGCTTGGAACTTAACGAAGTCCTCCCACAGCCCTGCTCGACCGTAATACTGCATCAACTCTCTTAACTCGTCTTCGGCCTGCTTTATCTGTTCCAGTGCGGCGAATTCTTCAGCGTCACTGGTAAAGCCATTCTTCTTTGCTTGCCGTAACTTTAAATCTTCTTTGGCTGTGGTCATCTGACCGATGAAACCAAAACAATCAGACAGGTCTTTGCCGTTCGCTACAAACTCCTTAACCACTCCAAAAGCGGCATTGAACGCGGCAAGCTCTGCTATCACTTGTCAGCCTTGGTATCGAGCTTCTTATCTATCGCATCTAGCTTGTTAAACAGTCTATCCATATCGGCTTTGAAGTCTTCGCGCTTAACGTATTCACCAGCAACCAAGACCTCAATCTTATTCACTTTATCAATCAGCTCGTCATCGGCTTTCTGTAAGTCTTTAACTGCGTCCCATACCGTCTTAAGTATCCATCCGAATAAGATCGACACAGCGCCAGCGAGCATGTTGATAAAGGATTGTTCCACGGTTTACCTCTTAGCCGTCTTGGCGGCAGCTTTAAAATCAGCGGCAGTTGGTGCGCCCTTTGTGCCTGGCTTACGCATACGCTCACCAGAGCCACCAGCAATGCGCTCGCGCTTCTTCATGATGTTGTAGTACAACCCTTTCTTTGGCTTCTTCATGCGCTTACCACTTTTCCTTCGAACTCCAAAATGCCGCAGACATCTTACCTTTGGCTATGTTTTTTGCGTGACGTGCTTTAAAAGACTCGCGCCTCTTTCTAGCCGCATCACTCTCACCTTCTCTTTTAGGTGAACCACTTACGCCTTGTTGACCAAAACGTATGGTTTTAATTTTATCACCTTCTTTGGCTACAACAACATGAGATTTTGTAGGGTGATTAGGTGTGCGCTTGGGCTTGTTATACCCAGACACACCTATCCTTTTTAAGAGCGACTTACTCATGACGACAAGTAATCAATCCACTTGCAGCCGAGTCGAACCTTAGTAGTGCCTGAACCAAACTCACCAGTCTTGATACCTACTCGATAATTCTTACGTTCAGGATCAAAGCCGAACGTTTCAATATCAGAAGTGAATGTATCAACGTCAGTCCAAGTAGTACCGTCTACACCTGACTGCTTTTGTACTGTGACAATAGAGCCGCCAGCAATACCAGAGACAGACAAGTTAAAGTAGCCCTGCACCTTGATCTCATCGCTGAATGTGTTTTGAGCAGTAATGCTCTTTGTTACTTCGCCTGACATAATTACTCTCCAAATGCCGCTAAACAAGCGGCCTGTACGTTTGCGGGTTCGGACGAATAATCATCGTTTGCACTAATAACATTACGATGATGCGATTGTGCAATCAAAGTATCGCCGTCAAATTCTCGAACAGTAGATCGGACTTGTACAAAAACGCCGTCCTCTGTCTCAACTATTTCAATTTTGTTCACTACTATCTCTTCATTTAATGACATTATTTCACCCTTCAAGTTGTATAAGTTAATGTGAGCCTTATAATGTCTGTTGCTCCAGACGTAATATCGCTAACCCTTAACCCTAACGTGCCTACATTATCTCCACTCATTCTGATTAATCCTACAGAGCCACTAAACGCTTCTGGCGTAAAGACACTGAATCCAGCTGGGAAGGTAAAGTTACCTAATACACAGCTACCAGTTGCTAACCCTATTCCTTTAGCAAAAGGTAAATCAAAATACAGGGTATTTCCTGATGTCATCCCCGTCGTATCTATATTCCCCACAGCCGATTGAAGCTCTATATGAACTATTCGACCTATTTTTGTATATCTAGCGGTTCCTGTAGTAGGTGAAACATTGCCACCTGATGTTGCATCGCGGAGTGTAAAAGTGAATGTGCCTTCTTCATAGTCATTAAGAAGATTACCTGCCTGCCCATCCTCAAAATAAATTCCGCCATCAATAGTTACATCGTTAAATGTTGGATTGCGGCCAAAAATACCGCCTAAATGCTTAACAGTCATCTTGTACTCCAATTAATAAAATAATGCTCATAATCTCTCCTAATTAATTACGGTCCATTATCTGAAAAAGATATCAGATTCCAAGTTTCAGACGCGGAGCTATATGACAGCATTACCCGGTCTTGACCGTTATCAAGCGTGATGTCTGATCCGCAATTAATATTCCCAGTGCCATTTTTGACCACGACTGTTCTTGCTCCATTAGCGGCACCAAAGACAATAATCTGTCCATCAGGTATTGCTTTGTTTCCAACAGAATTCCTGATGTAATCAAGATCATCTGTTGCGGCATTTGCTTCCGTATCTACTGTGAATGTAGTTCTTGAAATTGAAATTGCACCAGAGCTAATGGTTGTCTCAGGATTATCCACCCATGCTTGAGCGTATCCAGAGAAAAAGTTAGCCGATCCCACATTGATATTTAAAACTTGGCCTTCAACAACATTTGAATTGATTGCATTTGTTGCTGTGCCAGTAGCGCTAAACGTATTGTTTTCAATATAAATGCCTTTTCCTGCATCAATATCTATGCCGTTTGAAATGGTATACAATGTTTGGAACTTACATCCGATAATCGTTGTTGCTCTTGATGTAGAATTAAGTATTGATATAAAAGGATCGGCAGATTCAAAATCACAGTTTTGAACCATTGCTTGCTGAGTGCCTTCAAGTTTTAAAGCGGTTCCAGTGTTGCCACTTGAAATAGCTTGAAAATGATTTAAGGCGCAATTGCTAAACAGGAATCGTCGAGGACCGCCGCCAAATGTCGCATTCAACAACAACTCAGCGTTGTTGTTAGCTCCAGAAGTGCCTCCATTCTGCACTATCGCGGTATCTCTAGCGCTTGACTCCAATACTCTTCCATCAAAACTCATCCCAGCATTGAGACAACCTTCAATTCTGCAATGCTCAATGTGAATTGACTGGATAAATGGGAAGCCAGTACCGTCTGCGGCGGCAACGCCTCTGATTCCATAGCGCCCGCAATTTATTATCCGCAGATTGTCAAAGACAATAAAATTATATCTATCTCCGGCACCGGGAGTCATGTGGATGCCGTCTTGACTTGTAAATGTTTGATCGCCTTCAATTCCAATACTTTCGATTTTTAAGTATTGCACGCTATCAGTGTTATCAAACGTAATTACATGATCATCAGATTGCGGCTTTAAAATACTAGCCAATGGCCCTTCACCCCTTAAAGAGACATATTTCTTTAGGGTTACATTGCACTTATATTCTCCAGCAGGGAAAAATATTTCACCACCTCCAGCAACAGCAACAGCATCAATCGCAGCCTGTATCGCAGCTGTATCGTCCGTTGCACCGTCTCCGACCGCACCATAATCAAGGACATTTGTAATAGCCCCTGCAATCATTCGGTTGTGTGCTTTCGTTAATGCCATCAGAATATTCCTCGTATTTTCGTAATTAGCATCTTAACTGCTACTTGGTATGTGTTAAACATCCACGGGTGAAACTTGTGACCTAGAGATTCCATGTGCTCTTTAGTTACCCATTCTTTCGTCCAATTGTCTATGTACATGCCGTCTAATTGTAGAACAGCGTGACCACCATTGTTATCAACATAGTGGATTTTAGCCTTACCAAAAATAAGTTGATACCAGAAGGTGAATAAAGACTCATCGCAGACTACGTAGTATAGAACGCCCAATGAAAAGCCATCGCAATCGTCTTGGTACTTACCATCCTCTAGTTTAGGGATGCGCCACTGGTCATAACTCTTTGGGTCATACCTGTAGACGTAGCGTTCTGTGAAGTCTTTTAGGTTCATATTACACCGCTGGGCTTACAGTAGATGTTCTAGTGGCAACCCATGTTCCTGGAGTTCCTGCTGTCACACAAACCCAACCTAATATTGTCATGCTATTTGCATCAACCCCAGGGGCAGCATTCCAAACAAAATCGCCAAGCTGCCATGTTCCAGCGGTCGGCGCGGCAGTTCTAATTTGGTGCGCTAAGCGTCTTTGAGTAAACCTATCAATACTAAACAAGCCATCAAACTGAGTAATAGATGGCCCAGCCCCAGAGTTAACAATGTTATTATCTGAAGCCGATCCTTTGGCACCACTTAAAATAGTAATAGCAGCTTGAGATGATGTGGTGCTAATGACGTTTCCAGTAATTGACCCGTCAAAATCAGCCCTAACCTGAATGTAATTATTCCATCCATTCATAAGGTTATTTGCAAATACTGTATTTCCAAATAATTTGATTCCAGCATCGGCAGTAGAAGCGGTGTTTTGAAAAATATTACCTTCAATAACGCAATCTTCAGCGGTTAAACTAATTCTTCCATTCCGAGTCATATTGTTTGATACAACACAACCCTGAGCATTAATGCAGTTTTGAATACTATTGACAATATCAACAAAGTTATTGCTTATAATGCACGGTAAGTTAGTAACAGTTCCATCAAGTCTAACTCTTATACCCTCATCATCAGCAATATTGCTAATCACGTTATTAGATATAACGCCTCGTCCACCCGGAACAGAATTCGGGTTGTATGTTGTAGCTTCAACAAGATCAATACCTTTTCCATCAACAAGATCTAGTATTTTGTTCCCAGTAATTGTAAAAAATAACGGGGCAACAAGACTTATGCCGTAGCTTGTTTCGGATACAATATTGTTAGCTATTGTTAATCCGCGTATCGCGGTAATATCACCACCCTCTAAATTACAAGTAATACCGCCGCCTTTTACTGCATACCCATAAGTATTGACACCAAGTTTAACTGTATTGCCTTCAATTAAACCGCCATGTAACGCATTGCCCTTAATCAAAATGCCATCACCATTATGGTGATATCCATAGTTATTGATAACAGACCAGCCAGCACAGTATCTGACGGCAATTAATTCTTGGCCGATTTCTTTAATTTTATTGTTTTCGATTATAAAGGCATCACTAGTCGATACGGATATTCCATCAGTAAAATAAGTTACCGACAAACCATCAATTTTAAAATTACTGCAAGAGTTGATTTCTATACCTTGAGCAACATTGCTAAATAGATCGCTTGTGTTTGTTGAAATAATAGAAAACTTTGAAAACTCAAATTCACTTCTTGAAGTAATTTCAATGCAATTTGTAGAGCTTGCATCAAGAGTGATTGTCGCTTTACCTGTTATGGAGTTATATGCCGTTAACGTATTAGTGATTTTATAGTTTGCACCATCTTCTAAAATTATTGGTTTTTGTGTATTTAGAGCAGCCTGAATAGCCGCTGTATCATCAGTAACACCGTCACCCACTGCACCAAAGTCTTTGACCGATACAGTCTCTCTGAGCTTAGACTGTACGCTTGTCTGTACAGCACCAGTGCCAGCGGGTGTATAGGTAACAGAGTTAGCATCGGTTGTGCCAATCGCTGATACTTTGTAGCTAACAACCTCAATGCCTGCATTAACAGGTGGTTCTTCTGTGAATGTTAGAGTAGTCCCAGTTATGCTATAAGTGCCTTCTTCCTGATACACGCCGTCAATGTATATAACAACAGCAGCAGGGGAGCCTGGATCAGCCGCTAGAGTAAATACAGTTGTTGATCCGTTACCTGTAAATTTTTGACGCGCAATAACGGATGGGCTTAGTGGGCTTGCTAGCGGGGTAGTGGTTACCGCACCAGTTAAATCGAAAGTTAAAAAGCTATTTGCTCGGCTAGTAGCAGATGGCAGCGTCATATCAATAGACGGTGCGTCAGTAATCGGCTTAACAATGGCTCGATCTGTACCTTGCTCATTCTGCTGTACAGCTAGCCACAATCTATCAAAGTCGTCGTTCACTTCTTGTGCTAAGAAGTCACCTGAGTTTTGATAATCCGTCAAACGCTGGTACGCCATATCACGGTAGATAGTGAGGACATCACCAGCCGTAGCACCTACCACTAATGTGATATTGCCGCCTGAGTTATTACCCACGCCCGATACGGTATAGTTTGTACCCTCAGATAAGAGTGTGCCGTTCTGTAATACAGCGACATCATCCTTATCGAAAATTTCAAAACTATATGGGAATACAGTCTGCCCACTGGTTGCAGTGTACTGGTTACGGCTTGTTGTGCTGGATACTGTCATTGTAGAGCCTCTGGTAATGGTTCGCCTGGTTTCCACCAATAATCTTGTTGATAGTCGCGCTGGCGCTTCCTCATCATGCGATTATACTTCCTTTGCGCATCTGGGTCAGCCAACATTTCTATTTGATCAAACATCGCGTTTTTGAATAAATGGGTTTGCCATATATCAGGCGTATACCGTTCCACATACTTAACGGACTCACCGAGTATGTTTGTTTCTTCACCCTTAATAGCTTCTTGGATATTGCCCATGGTTAATCTGAATGTGTCTTCTGCTAATTGCCCAGTAGGGCCGAATGCAGTTTGCACTGGGCCACCACCAAAGCGGTTAACGTCAGAAAATAAATAGTCACCAAAGATACCAATGCCGCCACCTTGAGCAATTGCCGCAGCGAAAAACTCTTTGTTATCCATCGGTCTTGGCTCTCGGCCTGCCGCAATATCTTTAGCCTGTAACGCTAGAGCACCCAATACCGTAGTAGTGGTCATCATCAAGCCCAAGTATTGCAGCTTCTGGCCAGCAGTAGCCTGGAACGCCGCCCTATGCAAATGCGTCAAAGCGATAGTAATAGGGAACGATTTAAGCATCATAATGGTTCTAATGCCCTGCCCTGCTACCGTAGCCCTACCTTGTCCCGCAGTGGTAATAGCTCTAACCCTAGCGTCAGGTGAAGGCACTGCGTAATCAGTCTCAGCCAATACCATTCGGTGAAACTTCTCACCACGCTCTTGCAGCATATCGGCAAACTTAGCCTTCTTGTGCGTTACGGGTTTTTGCTTTCTAAATACATTCCAATCGTCAGCCGTAATACCGTACGCTTCAAATCGGTTTTGTAAGATAGGGTCTAACTCATCTACTGTCTTACCGAAGTTATCGGCCAGCATGGATGAAAACTCCATACCAAATGCCTTTCTGCCCATATCCGTCCATGGCTCTAGCAGAGACGCTCTCATAACGAATTCAGCGACCTTTGTGCTTTTACCAGTACCGTAGATATCAGAGTATCTATTCGCCGCCGCAGCGCGATTCACGGCCTCAGAGATCAACCCAATTTTAGTGGCAAAGATTCTATCTGCTTCATTCGTAGGATTTAGCAAACTTAGCTGTCTGCTTATCACCTTGTATGCAGGGATGTTGTTAAACTTAGCGGTGATTGCCTGAAAGCCTACGTCAGATATTGCGGATAAAAACGCCTTACCTAATGTGGCAGCAGTTAACAGGTTTCTGGTGGTCTGCATGAAATCAGCTAGGCCAGTCAATTCACCTTGGTTTAACTTGCCAGATACCACGTTAAAAATAGCGTCAGACATTGCCTTTTGTGGGCCAGTCAATCTAGCCTCGCGATCAACCATAGCGCGCAGTGCTTGGTAGGTAGTCTCAGGGCTTGGGCCGAACCGCTCCATCAACGCTACATCATTAGCAAATGCATTAATATGGTCTGTTAGAGTGGTGAAAACATCACCTTTACCGAATTTATTCTGGTAGGCAATCCAAGACTCGGCATCTTTAAAATACAAAACGCGCCGCTCGCTACCTTTCCTAGCTAGCTTCTTGCCCATTCTGGGTACGGTCATTTCTTTAACTTTGTTTAGTCCACCAGTGGTAATGGTTTCATAAACATAATCAAGCATTTCGTCATACTCGGCATCACCTAACGGCTTGCCCGTATCGTCTAGCATAAACTGACGATCTAGCAGGGGCTTGATTTCCTCTTTCCAAGTCTCGCGCCCTAGCTTCTCAATGGCTACGCCATCATGCTTTTGCGGCATAAACCACCGCTCATTCTTAGAGATAGAGCCACCACGCGCATTAAAGTCTGCACGTATCTCATCGGTTAGGTCGAGCCACTGTTTGGCAAACTTCTCAATCTCAGGATCGTCTACCGCTTCACCATAGATAGCGCGAACTAATTTATTTAACCCTTCTTCATCCTGAGTTAGGCCAAACATTTTCGTTCTGAATTTACTAAGCGCATCGGCAAATTTAGAGTGATACTTACCCTCGTAAAACTTACCAAGATATTCGACATTGTTATAGCTAGACACGCCTCTTGGGTCTTTGGTCATAAGAGCCGTTAACCCATAGTACATGCCTTGTGGGTGTGAGCGTATATCGTCCATAGCCTGGGCAAAGCGTACAGCCTGAATAGCAGTCTCTCTGCGCTGTCTTGATAGATTCCCTAAGACATCATCAATAGCCGCATTGGGATCGTCAGCATCCAATATGGCTTGGGCAACATCTTTTGAGATTCGCTTGTTCTTTAAAGCGATATCAATACATTCGTTAAAGCTAGCCAAGAGCACACTCCAATACGCTGTTTATGCCTTCAATCTCGTCATCAAGCTCTTTCATGATCTGTTCGGCATCTACCACTTCACCATCAACCACAAGTTGCTTGGTCTCTAAATTCTTAAATGCCTGGATATCAGCGTCATAATCTTCTGCCCAACCATTACGCTCTAGTATGTCACGCTCTCTAGCAGTAACGCTAGCAGGTGCCGCTTTTTGTGGCTGTGGCTGTACATAGTTTTCAGCTTTACGTGATGGCTCGTTATATGTCTCTAAACGCGATTCATACTCGCGCAAGAAGTTAACGTCTGCCTCAACCTCGCGCTGAAGTCTTAACTCATCTAGGCGTCTTTGATAGGTCTCGGGGATAACATCCTGAGAGATTCTCGTTAAATCGGCCTCAGCCTCGCTAGCAATCTTATCCGCATCTAGCTGGCGACTTAAAATATCAATGCGATCCTGAATTATTTTGCGTTCTTCAGCCGCTATTCGTTGACCAGCCTCTACCGCTTCACGCTTAGCTTGTCTTGCGGGCACACCTTTTCTAGGTGTTACAGGCTCTATTTCTTCAGTGACCCTACCTAATCTTCCCTCTAGGTCTGCAAGCTCGGCAGCTATCTGCTTGCGCTGGCCTCGGTCTAATTTATTACCAGCCTTAGCTGTTAGGTCGGCCCTGACTTCTTCTAAAAACTCTTGGCGTATTTGTGCAAAATCTGGGATATCAATCTCACCAGATTCTTTCGCCATGCGAATGGTGCCTTCCATTCTTTGGAGTTGTTCTACAGCCAATGCCTCTGGCGAATTAGGTTTGATATCAGCATTGTCTAGCGCCGCTTCTCGAACCCTACCAAAGTAGCCAGACAATCCACCCGTAATACCACCAACAACAGCCGCACCAGTGGCGGCCATAGCGATATTCGCAATAGCATCACCTGCGCTGTATGGTGAATTAATGTCGTGTTTATGTTGATAGACAAACGCCTGAATGCCCAATTCACTAGCAGTTGCTAGCGCAGCCTCTCTTTTTGCCACCGTCATAGCGGCACCGAGAGTGCCTAAAGATTTTAGGGAAACGCCAGCAGTTGCAACAGGCAGTGTGGCAATGTTGATAGGGTCAAGCATGAAACCAGTAGCCATGCCAAAGAATTGAGCCATGCCATTACCACGCTCAAATACTTCTTCTCGGTACTGTCTTCGTCTTGCCAATAAGTCATTGCGTCTTTGGAATAATTCCTCGTCTGTCTTAACCTGCCCTGTATCCCTAGCGATTCGGTCGTAATCAATAACACCCGTAATGCTGGTGTATTTATTGATATCGAAACCATCGTCAGCTAATTGTTTTACCTTGCGCTTTCTATCGTCAAATTCTTCCATATTAAGGTAGGCAGAAATTGACATTTCTTCGTCCACAACCTGACCGACAGCAGCATCAAAGACTTCTTCGAATTCAGGCGTTTCCACTGGCTCATAAGCAACCAGTTGTTGTGCTCTTGACCGCTTGTCTCTTAGTGAAACAAAAGCCATTATCGACCTCTCAACGCTCTAATAGTGGCTAGGTTTTCTTCTTGTGCCTTGCGCCGTCTTGCTTGGTCTCTCGCAGATACGCCACCAGCAGCTTCGGGCGTGTATGAGATTACCAAAGGCGTGCCGTCCTTCTTCATTAGACTTTGCATACCGTTAACGCGAACCTCGTAGAAGTTTTCGCCAGTAGCATATAGCCGAGAATTCTTAATAACATCAACGGCCATTTCGGTTGTCATATTGGCAACACCGCCAATAGACTCAATGTAATCAGCGTCAATGTTATCAATGAATGTCTCGAACTGATCGGGGTCAACGCCTCTTGGCATGACAGTCCTAAACCCATTCACTTCTTCCATCGTACCAGCAACAGCGTTTAATGACTCCTCAAACAGGTCACCATCAAACAATTCGCCTGGTATCTGTACGGCAGAATAGTGTGCAATGGCAGCTTGCATAATCGCCGCTTTGTCGTCAGTACCGTAAACGTCTTGAACGTAATCCTCAAACGTAGCGAGGTAGTCCTGCTTGCTTGGAACCTGAACCAGTTTCTCTCGGATCATTTCCTGACCTTGAAATACTGCTCGCATTACCTCTGGGTCACCAATAGCGCCAGCCATAGCAAAGGCTTTCTGATTCTTCTTGTCTAGCTCGCCCCACAAACTAGGCGCTTGTGACAAGGTATTAGCCAAAGCCATCTTCTCGTCAACGGTCATATTGTTAATGCCGTTGGCTAGATTAGATACTTCAACCTCAGTTAATGGCGATACCTGAACACCGTAATGCTCGGCAAGTGTATCAGCTTGCGATACACGCTCAGTCAAACTGTTAGGGTCTGCGTAATCAAATGGCTTGAACTCAACCAATCCCTGATCTACGCCAAACTGGAACGCGTCTTTCTTGAGTCTTTCACGAATCTTTTGTTCAGCAGATAGTAAGGCAGCGTAATCTTCAATGCCTTCCAATTTGCTTGCCGCCTCACCTGCCCTTTGTAAGACCTGATTGCGATCTTTAGTCGGCATTACGGAGTAAGTAGCAACCGTGTTAACTCGCTCAAACTGCGCTTGATACTCAGTGCCTTCAACCAATCCATGAACACGGACTTTTACCTCGGGGTCAACATCAACGCCCAAAGACACGGAGTTTTCGTAATCAGTTATTGCCTTCTTCGCTTGCTTGTCGGCAGCAATTTGGCTTGCATCTTGAATAGACTTAGCCCGACTCAACTCAGTAGCGGCATTAGATTTGAAGGCCGCCCACTCATCGGGTGTAAAGTCTTGGTCACGCTCAAACTTGTCTAAAGCCTGGAATGCAGCAGAATAACCTTCGGCCTCTACCTTCTGGTCTAGCTGGAATTTATAATCTTGCTCTAAGACTTCGCGGCGATTGGCTCGCTTTAATTCACCCGCTTTGTCGGCAGGTAAATCACCAGTGGCCACCATTGAGTCAATAGTAACCTCAGCTTCCATGACATCGGCCATGGCGTCTTGGCGGTTACCTTCACGTGATAAACTAGCAGCTCTAGCACTGGCAGACTGAATAGCCTCTAGCCTGGCTTCGTTGGCTATTCTGCGGTTCTTGGCTTGCTCTGCCGCAAACACTTTAGTTTGTGCGGTAGATAAATAGTTATTAAGTGTAGAGTCAATAACGTCTACATAACGCGGGTCTACACCTGTTTTAATTCCAGCAATTGCCTTTTGTGCCAATTCTGAAAACGCCGCAGTATCATCGGGCGCTTGAGCAATAAGCTTAGTGAACTCGTTTTTAGCATCAGTAGATACTTGGGCAAGGTAGCCAGCTTCTAGCGCATCGTTATACGACTCATCATATATGGTGCCGCCTGATCTAAGCTCTAGGTTGCCAGTTTTTACGGCTTCGCCAACAGCTAACTCACCAGCCTCTATACCAGTTTTTTCTGCTTTAATCGCGCGCTTCTCTAGTGCTCTTTCGCCAATCCTAATAGCTGTCTCACTAACCGTGTTAGCTAGCCCAGCAAGAGCCTGAAACCTACGCGCAGCAGATTCATCAACAGGCGTTGGCTCAAACCTACCGTAATAATCTATGCGCTTAATCGCCATCTATTTAACCACCTGGTGTTTGTGTTTGTTGTGCGCCAGATCCAAGCGATGCTATTTGAGCGCCACCTTGCAATAAAGTAGAGGCAGACTGTAAGGCACCAATTTGACCAGCCGCAGAACCTTGTCGTCTTAACTGTGCTTGCCGTAGTTTTTCCGTAAGGCTTAATGCGCCTTCACTTATGCCTGCCTGCTCAGCACTTGCTAGCGCAATGCTCGCGGGAGTACCTTCACCAGCAATACCCATCTGACCAAAGCCAACAACATTGGCGGCTAATGCTCGGTTTAATTCTTGCCTACGTTGTAACTCTCGGCTTTGTGCGGCTAACTTTTCCTGCTCAGCTTGACGTTTCAGCTCATCCTCTTGGATGCGACCAGAAACATACTGGCCTCTTGCGCTTACTGCCGTTGCTGTTGCCGTTACTGCCATTGCAGTGATTAACCAACTCATTATTCCACCTCTGGAACAAGTATCTGTTCTGCTATTTTATCAATATCTGTTTCGTTCGTAACATGAAACGTTGTCATGATCGTATCCGTAAAAGCGTACACAACACGCTTAATACCTGGCTGTGTCTCTACCATGTAAGGCGCTTCAATAATCTCTGAACCTTCATGTGTAGCTATCGAGCACTTACCCTTAGACACCATCATAAAGTGACGCGTTTTGTGTAATGCACCAACAATGCAAACACCCGCAGGTATTCGTAATTCCCTTGCGTATATCCCATCCGAGAAGTGATGAAACGTCTCTGTCTCGGCCTGCTCTTGAGTTAACATCAACTCTTGCAGCTTAAAGATATTGTTTTGCAAGGCTAGATTCACGATGATTCAACCTCGTATTCAATCGCCTGGATATGGAAAGGCGTTGGGTCTGGTACACTTATGGTCGGCATCACATCACGATTCCAACCGTTAATATCATACACGTCATCAATAATACCACTTAATGCCGTTGGTGCAGAATCTAAGGGCGTAGTTGGCACTGAGCCGAACGTTCTAATCGGAACAGGGTTACCGTCCACATAAACGCCATATGTCTCATACACGCGCATATTCACTCTCACGATGCGCTTCAATCTCATCGCATTCTGACCTGATCCAATAGACGTATTGATCGGCATCGGTACAATTTGTGGTACGAAGTTTATACCTAGCTCAATCTCACTGTACCCAATCTCATTGGCCTCTAAAGTGATCTGACCACTGGCTACCGTCTTAGGCGTGAGGACAATGCCATCACCTACAATCTGTACTGTCTGACCTTCTAAATGGTCTAGCCCAGTGATAACCGTTTGAGTTGGTGTTGGGCTAACTTTAATAGCGGAGTCCATTAGGTAATCAAAGCTGAATCGCTCGACCCGATAATCACGAGAGCCAGAATCATTATTGATTATAAAAAGATCGTCATCGACCACACATAACGATTTGATGTTTCCGTTAAACACAAACTCAGTAAAGCCGTTAATGTCCTGAGACCTTAAGGTGTTTAATACAGCCAGAGTGCCATCACTGTTGACAATAAACAGCCAGTTAGCATCCTCACTACGAGTACCACCTAGTAATGCCATATCTACTGGGGTTTTAATTAAATGGGATGAAAGAACAGACTTGTCATTAGTAATGTAAGCGTCTTCGTTAAAACTGTATACAAAGTCGCGTAACGTTTTACCATTCCGATCAATGAACATGGTCGCCCCATCCACTTCTTCAACCTCAATGTATGAGGCACCGTGTGACGTTTGGGGTGAGATATCAATCGTGCTAGGGGTAATCGGTTTAGCCGATACAGAGAATTCAGCACCAGACGTAAAGACTTGCAGGTTACGGCCTGGGAATACGTCAATAATCTCATTCAACTTACGTGATGAGATGGTCGCAAAGATTGCCTCATCGTCATCACCATCATCAATGTCGAAGTCAAAGAACGAACCAGTTTTACTGCCGAATAAACTCTGAGTTTTAGACTTGGTGCCACCTAGCCATAAACGGTTTTCAAAGAAGCAGCCCATTTTGGGGTAGCCCCTAGTCGAACTCCACACATCTTCTTTTCTTGGCGAGCCATTAGCGGTCTTGGCAAAAGCAATTGTCTTACTCGCTGTACCGCTTGTAGCGAAGCCTGAGAACAATTCAAAGTCTTTAGCCGATTCACCGCCTATCGTAATGTCGAAAACACCAGCAGAGACGTATGAGACGCTTACACCAGTATCACCGACAACAGGCATGTCTTGGATGTTCTTCTGGATATTGAATACAGTTGAATCCCGTTGATCAGCAGTAGCGTCACCAGCATAGGTAATGTTCTTAGATAACACGCCTTCAATGTCTAGCTGGAAGGTATCACCAGCCACAAAGGAAGTTAGCGTCATTCTCTGAACGTCAGCGACAGGGGTAGGACTAAGATCATCGTTATAGTCGTATTGTGGGATATTTACCCAAGGTATCTCATCTAAGAACCAGTCTTCATCTGTACTAAGGTTGATAAGACGTTGTGATGGCTTATCCTCGTGAAACAACAGCATCACGTTTTCAACCTGAGTGTCACGAACGTCAGGAACCTCATCAGAAACGAACGGTACTTTGATATCAGCCTTGTAAACGCCAGACTTAGTGAACACCCGTAGGTTTTGATCTGACAATACAAGTAGGTAATGACGACTCGATTCAACGCTAAAATCTATCAGCTTAACGCTCGATGCAACCGCTTGCTGGGTAACGACAGAAAACTCTGACATTGTGACAACGGCAGTGCCTAGATCAGTCGTACCAACACGAACAACACGCCAATATGGTTTAGCAAAGCCCACCAAGAACCGAAAGTTTTGTGGATTACTACCAATTAAAGGGATATCAACGAACTTAGTCCACGATGAACCATCGTCTGAATACTCAACATCAAACTCGGTAGACGTTCCTGCGCTTAATAGAATGCCCCTAACATCAATAAAAGTAATGTCAGTTAAGCTGTATGCACTAACATCAGCTTGGGCAACCACATAATTGTTCGTAGTACTGACGCCCGTAGTGGTTACAGATACAGTCGAGTCGTTCAAATCTCGCAAATTACCTGGCGTTCCACCGTTTGGTGTAGTCATTACAGGGGCAGGGTAGGCCAGTCTACTCAAAGACGTGTCAATGTACTCAGTGCCACCCCTGCGCTTCATGCCACCTTGTGGAACAATGACCACATTCCTAGCGGTTTCCACGCCTTGGTAGTACTGCTGTAAGTCAATGCGACCTTTTAACAGTGGGGATAATGCACCGCTTACAAATGTACTTTGAATGAACCTAGACTTAGCCATTAGACTTCCATAAATGTCACGTTCATAGAGAAGATATCAACCACCAGTGACGTAGTGCCATCGCCTTTCATCATCACCTTAAACTCATCGCCAGAGTTAACCTGGAATATCCCGTTAGACGATGCAGAGCCTCTCTTATTCGCAGACGTAAACGAGCGAACAATAGACTGAGGGCTAATCACATCGTTAATCGCTAAAGCAATAGTCACATCGGCGTTTTTCTGTGAACTCATATCTACCGAGCCAACAAACTGGAACAAGCCACCAACACCCGTATAAGTCAGGGTATCGCCATCAATCGTAAAGTCTCGAACAGGATTGGCGCTCATATTGGGCACTTGGATATACGTCACTCCATCATCATTTAGGGCGAGTATGGTTTCAGTATCCAAGTAATAGTAAGCGTATTCCCGATCTAGGAATGACGTTTTCTGTACCGTTACGCTGTTCTTCGATACCGCTGTAACCTTGGCTGTGTAAACCTCAACCGAGTTGTTAACAATGATCAGGTCTTTAACTTGCAGCTTAGTGTAAGCCTGGTTGAAGTAACCTGAACCCAGAACAATCGTTCGGTCTTCCGTAGTCTCGTATGTGTAGATTCTCGGTGCTGGTGAGCTACCGCCTACGTGTGAGAAGCTCTCGTTATCAAACATTAGAACCTCACGTTGACGAATGGGTTAGACGCTACAGGCACCACGGGGTATTGTTGGGAATCGGTGTATCGGGCCATACGTGATTGGTTAATGTATTCAGCCGACATAGTCTGTCTAGCAGAATCACTATCACGAACAGAGCTTGCAAAGTCTCTAGCCAGCGCATACTCAATCATCTTAGAGAAGTATACAGGCCATTCAGACTCAGGGACGTTGTAAATGTAATCAGCGTACAGCGCGTCCTTTGTATCGGTATACACTTTGTCACCGTACAGGGCGTAATTTGTAGATGGGTACAGCTTGATTAAGAACAGTAGATCAGTGGGCAATTGATATATGCTTTTCCACTCATTATCGACAGGCACATCGGTCGTTAAGGACAGCTGAGCTTTCTTCTTAGCAAAGCCCCAGCGATGTTTCGTCAATTCATTCTGCACGATGTTGTCGTACAGGTTCGATGCTACTTGCTGTGCGCGAGTACCACCAGTCAGGGAGTTAATAGGAGTATCGCCAATTAGAATGAGAGCATTACTAATTAGGTCTATCTTAGAAGCCATAACTCACCTTTGAAATAGATGGGGGCCGAAGCCCCCGATTGTGCTTATACGTTGCCTACAGCCGTACCAGAAGCCAAGTCAACTACACCACCGCTATTAGAAATAACGAATGATACAGTGACGGCAGGTGCGTCAGTGTCAACAATCAGAACTACATCACCAACAGTAAGCTCAGCGCTTGCGTTGTTGAAGTAGCCAGAACCAGCAACAGTTGCAGGTGCTTCAGTAGATGAGTAAACCCATACAGCGTTTGCATCACCAGAACCACCAATGCGTGAAAGACCGCTTCTTGAAAATGCCATGATTCAGTCTCCTTTACGCAGTTTTGTCGTATTGAACTTTAACCAGACCGCCTTCGTCACGGACGACAGCGCCAGCCTTCAACATACCGTTGGTCAACCATGCGGTACGCTCAGGAATCCAGTTAATTTCAGTCTTCATGTCGATGCCGATAGCCAAACCAACAGCAGGACGCTGGAAGAACCAAGAGTCAACAATGTTAGCAGCTTCAGTCAAACCACCTTCAGTACGTGACTCGATGATCACAAACTGGAAGCCACACAAAGTGTTGATCTCACCAGAGACCAAAGCCTTGATAGCCTGGTAGTCGCCAGAAGTAGCCTTCTCATCGTTCAACAGACCGCCCAAACCTTGCGCTTCAATAGCAGCGAATAGCTCAGTGTTAGGCACACCTTGATCACGCAATGCAACTTGAGCAGCAATTACCTTAGCCATAGTAAGGTTAGTGCCACCTTCAGCGATTGCAGTAGTCAAAGGAGTTGAAGCGTCCATCGCGTCAATGACAAGCTGGTCAGAACGGCGGCCCAATGCACCAGCAATGGTGTTAGCCAATTCTTGCTTCTCGTCAAAGTTAACTTCGGCAGCGTCAAAGATGTCTGTGTACTCAGGCGCGTTCCAGTTGCTAAGAGTAGCAGTCTTGAACTCGTGGCCCACATCCATAGGCGTTACTAGATCAGAAGTTGATTTCTGGTTAGCAAGACCTTTACCCATGCGGCGGAATTTGTAGGTGTCGCCGACTACACCATTACGTACAGTTACTGCGCTTTTCAGCAGGCCCATGCCCTGATAGGCATGTTTGACCATACTGTCAAACTCAATTACTGCTACAGCAGATAGATTCTTACTCATGTGATAACCCTCAAAACGAGTAATTAATAAAAGTTTTGTAGGTTTTCGACTGAGTGCCCGACAGATCGGTCAGCCTACAACCTTATTTAAATCTGTCAGGCCAAAACGGGTATCCGACAGATCAATAATAACATTTAGTTATAAGAAAGCAAACTAGCCAAATGTTTGAATATATGGCTTATCGCCACCAAATTCCTTTAGCATCCGCTGAATCTTAGCTTCATGGTTGCGATCAACCGAACGAAGTAAGTTTCCGTTGTTGTCTTTCTTGTACATCTCAACCTCGATTGCTTCCCAAGTCACGCCGCCTGGCTGTACAACACCGTCAATGGGTAGCTTGGCTGGCGCAGTAGACTTGATTAAAGCCTCGACCAATTCAACCGACTCAGCACTGTTAACAGCGTAACGCAGGCGCTCATAGGTATCAGGGTCTAGGTTGTTCTTCATGAACTGCTCAACGTGTTTGATGCGACCAGTGGCGTTGTCACCGAGTTTGGCCATCTCAGCTTCTAAAGATACTTCCTCGACAGCTTCAGACTGGGCTTGCAGTATCTCCCATGCACGATCAAACGCGTCCTGAGACATGTTCGTTTCTTCGGCAAACGTCTTTAGCTCAGCAAACAAAGCATCGTCTTGCTCGATACCTTCTGGGGCTTGGTAGCCATCCTTGGGCGCACCCTTGAACCCACCGAAACGCTTCTCAAGCTCGGTATACGCCTTGGCTTGGTCTGCAATCGACTTGTATTTATCAGCCTTAAACCACTCGGGGGTGTCCCCTGTGCCCTTAATGCCTTCAGTTAAAAAGTACTCACCCTCTCCCAACTGTGGATTAGCAGCGTCCACCAGTGAAGTCAGGGTGTCGTTTTGTGTAACTTCGTTACTCTCTACGGCCTGTTCCATAATTATCTCCATGGATATTGAATAACAGCCCTTTTGGGACTGACCTGCTGGTGTTTCAACAGGATTTGCATGATTCGGCGCTCACCATTCAGCAGCGCCAAGTCATTCACGTCGATCCAATCTAAATGCTTATCTTCCTTGTAGCATCGGAATGCTCGGAACTTGTGCAGGTATTGGAACTTATCGAATCCATATTGTTCGTGTAACTTGTCTAGCCATTCAAACTTGAAGCCTGAACTTTCTAACCATGGCTTTTCATCACACACAACATCGTATTTGGGCTGTGCTTTACGCCCGCGCTTTGTTTCGGTCATAGTTTTTCCGCTTGCTTCGTTAAGTGAATAATGAACTTAACCACTCCCGCTTCACCATTGTGATAGGCCGCCTCATACTCAATGTTCTGAGAATTGAAGTCAGTACCGTTATCCATGACAAAGCGGTTGAGTAAGTCCTCCAGTACTTTAAAACCGTCTTCAGTAGAGAAGCACCGACTATACGCCTTTGCTAACTCTACTTGCTTCTCTCTTATTTCTGCCTTCTTTGCTTCGGCGTCTTTCTGGTTTACTTCTAATTGCTCCCAACTCATTCAACCGCCTGTTGTTGTTGTTGTCCCATCTGCGCAGCTTGAGCACCAGCCTGGATGATCTGCTGTTTCTCAGATTCAGACCGCACTAACTCGCTAGACATACCCGTCTTCTCAGCCGCCCATGTACCGAAGTTTTCAGTCTTAAACGCCATCATCACCTGTTCAGGACCAGCAGTACCTAGCACAAACTGAACGGCTTGCTGTACAGCCATTAGGTCTTCAGCATCCTGAGCACGCGCTAGTGGACTGGTGAACTTGATGTCTACGTCTCTACCTTCTAGCTGTAAAGGCGTAATCAAGCCCCTACGGGTCAGGATAGATACAACACGCTTGAGAATAGGTACAAGCACCTCAGTCTGTAATCGACCGAACGCTGAACCGATACGCTTAGCTAACTCTCTTGCCTCGATTGCAATCTCAGTAGCAGAGCGAACAGGCCCAGTAGGGTCACGCAGATCATTAAACAGCGCCACCTTGATCGCGTTCTGCAATTCCATGATCTCGAACTGCGCCAGCTGTAAGTTAGCGCCAGTGTCTAAACGCTGGATAGACGGGTTAGATGTGTTGTTACTGCCTACGGGGATAACAATCCCTGGGCTGATAGTGATGTTGTACGGGTTAGTCACACCATCATCTGTGGCCGTATACATGCCCGCTAGATCAATGGCAGCCTTTTGCAGTACAAACTCTTTAGCTTTATTAAGTGACCGTACATCGGGCAGTGTTTGCATAGCAGGCCCACGACCACGAACTTCACCAGCCACCTTGGTGTATCGACCAGTTACCCAAGGCGAAGTAACGCCGAAGTCTTCAAACCATGAGATTGAGTCTTCACCATCACACCACAACATGCCGTAATAGCGTTTCATCTTCGGGCAGTACACAACACCTTCATGCACGCCCACCTCGTTATCAGGTGAAGACTTGATTAGGTTGGCGATCTTCTCGCTCGGCTCAAACCCTTTGTACATGCGCTCAAGTAATCGGGCTTTAACCTTCATCCTACGCCAGTGGGTTTCAATCGTACCGTATGGCCCTTCTTCGAACGCAATGCCCTTTTGTGGGATAGCGTGAAAGACAAACGGCATATCGTCCTCGTCTGTCTCATCTATCCGCAAAGTGGCAGTACCCACCAGCAGATCAAGTGCAGCCTCATAGAACTGCGTGCCGAAGTTAGAACGGTTGATATAGTCAAAGACGATCTCAGCCTGGCTTTCTAGGTTCTCGCGTATATCGGTTTCGCTTACACCGTAGTCACCAGTCTCTAACAGCTTGAGTACCTGTTCACTCGGCTGGAACGTAGCCCAACGCGCCCATATCGGTGCGATGTTTTCCTGCAGCTTACTAGCGCCCTGTTGAATAGCCGTCAGTGAAGTGGAGTCAAAGATGCGATCCATCTTCTTCTGGCCTTTATCTTCACGGTCGAACAGGTTGCGCTGAGGCAAAAAGTATTCGTACACGTCAGATAGCTGTGTGTGCCACATGGCTTCACTATCGAACGCCTTTTTCTCACGGGTTACGATGTCGTTAAACGACCCCAAGTGATCAGGTATTTGCATGATTTTTTACCTTTGCTGGCCACCCGAAGGCATAGAGAAACGACCACCACCGAACATCGATGGGATGCTACCGACCATAGACGTGCGGCCACCAGTAGCACCACCGCCACCAGCAGTAGCACCACGCCCAGCAGCTTCAGCACGAGTCCTAGGCGCACCACCTAGCAGACTGGACTTACCCAGTTTGCCGCGTGACATAGCGCGGAATCGGTCTTCTTGCTCCTCGATTTCTTTATCGAGCATGATAGTTTGACGGCGCTCTACTGCTACTTCTTGTGCCGACTTCTTAGGTGCCTTTGGTTTCTTCACGGTTTCAGCCTCTTATAGAGTTGATAGGGTGTTAGGATAAACGGGTCATTTATCCCAAGTATTTGTTTAGCATGGCCTACACACGTGTTTAACATGAATAGACCGCGTTTAATTTGTTTACGTTCTGCCTTTAAAACAATCACTTGCTCTAGTTTAAATGGTTGATCGTCCAAAGTAAAAAGATCGAAGTACTGCTCAGTCTTGCCGTAGATGATCCAGCGGCCCCTATCAGGTATCAGCACATAGCAGTGTTGAATAATCGGATGCAGGAAAGGCGACCACCAGTGCCCGCTATCCTCGGTAAAGACTATATACACATCAGAAGACACTGAACGCCACCCTCGCAGTCGTAGGGCGATCAAAGCCCTGCGCCCTAGTCAGCGCCTGTCTACCTTCACCTTCGCCCTGTAACGCGTACTCAAGAGCTTCTACGGGGTGTGAGTATTCGTTCTTGTCTGGCTCATCGGTGTAGCGGTCACCCGATACCTGTATACGCCGATAGCAGAAGCCACCCTGTAAACCTTTGCGGATCATCCTAGCCTTGGGCAGTACATGGAATCTCGGCTTGCCATCCATGCAGTTTTCTTTCATGGGTATTTCAAGTGCAGCCCTTCGCATCGCAGGGTCGTTCGTACTAGTCGGTGAGCATGGGATACCAGCGGCACGTATGATCTTAAAAGGCGTATCAGCGTTAGCCTGGTTCTTGTTGTCGCCCGATGGATCGCCCCAGCCCTTGAACTTATGGTTCGGGTAGTTAGCATCTATATAGCGTTTAAGCTGTGGTGCAAAGTCTACCGCACCGCTATCCGTCAAACAGAACTCATCGAAGCAAACCCACCTACCCATGCTTGTACGCTGTAGGAATGCACATGCAGGCGTACGCCCGAAGTCAAACCCGAGGATTATCGGGATATCAAGTGAAGGCGTGAAGTCGATAGGCTGGCAGTGTACCGAGTCCACATACATGGGATGCACTGGCTTGCCGCTAGATACAAAGCCATACTCGTTCGCTAGGTTAACCTTGATCCAGTCGTCAGTCTTACCCTGCAAACCTCGGTGGTAATAAGCAGTGGGCAGGTTATCCAGATTTTCAGCGTCAGGGTTAACACGCCATGTCTCACCATCCTTAAAAACGCCACCTGGCTGTCTGTGAAAAGCCCAGCCTTCAGGCCGTTCTTCCTCGGCTAGCTTGTAATACCAATGGTCTTCATCGGGTGCGTTACTATCACCTACTATGCCATAGTGAGTAGGTCTGGCGCCTTCCTTAGGACTGGGGTATCGTCCTGCCCGTAGGTCAAGCATATCAACTACGGCCTTAGAGTGTTCCTTAGCCTCGTTCAGCCATACCCATGTTGTCTGTATGCCTCGTGCTTTCTTGACGTGATCGGGCCTATCGAACGCAATAAAGATCACTTCACACCTTACGCTCGTGCCATCGTCCAGCCCGAACGATAGGCGATGTGTAGGCGGTTCCTTGTTGCCCTGTTTAAACTCACCTAGGTCGCCAAGTATCTCGATCCAGTCTTTAATGGTTGTGCTGAATAGCTCTGAATACGTATTACGTGCAGCGATGATTCGAGAGAGTCGCACGCCATGATTAGGATGTTGCTCACTCTTTACTGGAGCCTGCTCACACATTAGGTCAAAAAGTTTGAGGATAGTCTGGACTGTCTTACCACTACCCAGCGGCCCCATGATAAAGCTGTTACGCTCTCGGCAGTCTGCAAACTCTTGCAGCACTTGCCCCTGGGGTTTTAAGTGGTACTCAATCGTTGCCATCGAATCGCTTCTTGATTACCGATACGATCAGATCAGCACCGCCTTCACCTGTCATCTCGGTTGCTTTAAGCTCAGGTAGGTACTTGTTAATCAGCCTTAGCCTAGCATCAGTGGCATACTTAATAGCATTTAGCTCATTGCTTTCCATTGATGCCCCCTCCTTTTCCATTTTAATAATGTTATCAATGACATGCTCAAGTCGGCATTTCTCTGATAAGTAGGTTCGGAGTTGCTCTTGGCGCATTGCCCTTTGCTTGGCTGGATTGTTGGCAGCCATTACTTATTACCCCAATTAATGCGGTCGTAGTTAGCTTTAAACTTATCGCGTGACTCGACTGTGCTCTTTCTTGGTTTAGAGCCTTTGCCGCCATCGTATTCAGGGAAGTGTCTTTGTCGTGTATCTTTGTCGAGTTTGTGCCGCATGTCAGACATGGTATGGCCCTCCTTTGTGTCTACCAATTCTATATCTTAGTTATATAAACCACAAACCTTATGACAAATTGATCTATTGAGATATAAAAAACATTTGACACATTAAAAAGTATTCTTATAATTGGACTCATCGGCGCAGGGAGCGCCACTAACTGAGAGGGAAGCACAATGGAAAAAGAAATCGAAATGTACGGATGCACCAAGGCTGACTTAATCGAGATGCTCGAAGATTCAATTGGTAGCTATGAAATGCTTGCAATGGGCATCATGTCAGACGCACAACACGTCATGGCTTACGGAGATACCGAGACAGCCCGCCAGTTTATTAACAAAGCTAAGTGGGTTATGTCACAAATTATGAAAAACAAATTGGCCGCGTAAGCGGCTCTTACTGGAGGGTACGACAATGAAAAAGAAACCTATGGCAGAAACATACGAGCAAATCAGAATCCGCAAACGCCGCGAGTTTATCGAGAACGCGCTTTGGTCAATCGGCGCAGTGTTCTTTATGGTTGTTGGCGGCATCGGGCTGGCTGGCGCTTGGCTGGGGTTGTAGCCATGCAATTAGATGTTAGGTATGCGGTCAATTAGGCGTATGAGGGATATCAATGTTTGGCACAAGCTAATTGGTAAAGACCTGTTTGGCTTTGACGCATTAGCGCCCAGCACCAAAAAGAAGGACGCAAGTATTTGGGCCAAGCGCAAGAAGGATAAAAAGCAAAGCTCGATGTTAAGGGGAAAGGCGCTTTTAGATTACCGAAATCAAATTATTTCAGAACACGAGGAATAACCATGGCGAGAAATTACAAGCTAACGCCCGACCAGGTTCGTGCAATTCGCATCAACCGCTACGGCAAGACCGATAAGCAGCAGGCCAAAGAGTATGGCGTGCATAAGAATACAATCTACCGCGCCCGTCACGGCATGATCTATCGGAGCATATTCTGATGAACCTGGACGAGTCAGAAGTGGGTGTGTTGATTCACACCTGCACCAAAAGCCAAGCCAAGCAGATTCGCAATTTAAGGGATCAGGGGTATCCATATAAAACGATTGGTTATAAACTATCAATGAGCGTTGGCAGAGTGTCACGCTTTGATAGAGTTTATGAAAAATTTGGCATAGAGGTTTTTGCTAACGACAAGTGACGGAGGTCATTATGTACGTGGTAGAGATGGTACAGAAGAGCACAGGACAGAGTGAGTATATACTCGGTGTATATACCGATAACGAGCACGCTAGTTATGCGAGTTGGGTTGAAGAAGCAGTCGCGCCTGTTAGCCTGGTGCCTCGGGTTAGCTACTTCGAGGCCGACTACATAGACCCAGTGAAGCAAGATATGTTTGAGGATTACATCGAAGACTAAGCGCAGATAAGTGTAATCGCGACACTTTATGTGGCGCATTAAAGTGTTTATAAAGTCCCAGTTTTTAGACATGAGGGTGTCTATGTGTACACAAAATCGCCAAAATTGGACATTGGAGTATACTTAAACGGAATGACTGCGCCGTAAAGACAGTCCCAATTTTTTAGAATAGGCACTCAGGGTTGCGTTCAGTGTGGTTCGCCCAAGCGTGAACGGTAATTGTCCTAGCCAGTCGCAGGGAAGTAGCTATCCCGTAGACGAACTCGACAGGCCCTGCCAAACCATGGATAACGGCGATAAAGACGAGTGTCTATTCTAAAGAATTCACGGTGATGCGCATCAAGCGGGGTTACTACAAACAACACCCCGCACGCCTAGCCCGAGAAGAACCACTCTGTAAGCCCCACGGTTAGTTCCATAAGCTACCCAACCTCGAGGAGGGCAGATAACGCAGGATAAAGCGAAAGCGAGTGCCTGCACACAATAAGCGAACAACAGCACAACACAATAAGCGAGTGAGTGATGAACATTCCAAACAGTATCAAGAACTGTGACCGTGACACCCTTGAGAAACTTGCTTGGGGTTGGTACAAAGAATTGTGTGATATGGAGCGGAAAGCAAACTGCAAGTTGGTCAATCGTGTTGAAGTGATCGATGGTCACGGCCGCAGTTATGTAAATCATCTCAAAGAAGACGAGTTTGTTTGGCTATCGTATCAGGACGATGGGCGAACACTGAAAGTGTTTGTTGATTTCCATTTAGAGGTTGAGTGATGAAAGAGTACAAGCACGCACAGATAAAGTTTAACGGCGGTACTGGTGCACTACTCTGTAACGGGTGCAGAATCATCCTGGCTTACGGATTTCGACACAAAGACGTAGAGCACTACTGTAATGATTGCGAAAGAAAATCTAATAAACATAAAAAAAACATTTGACACTGTATAAGTAAACCATTAATCTTGAGTTGTGATCTGGAGGGACACACTATGGATGAACTAACCCAAGTTGAATATGCAGAGTGGCTGCGCTGGTGTGGCTACGTTGATGCTGAACTTTACACCAACCCGCTCGACAATGACCCAGACTATTTGGCTGGCTTTGCAGAGCGATATTCAGAACTGGAATGCGAGGGACACAAAAATGCATGAAGACTGTCATTACTGCGGTAAAGAACTTTTAATCACTAACCACATGTCATGCCCAGAGTGTGCAGAAATGCGCATCTTGGACATGGCACGCGAGAACAAAACGCTATTAGCCGAGATTGTGGTCGGTGAGTATGTGGCTAACATGGATGACTATTTGGATAAAATTTTATATGCCTGGGAGTCTAACGATTCAGATAAGGCGTTCGATGCGATACTGGATGCGTTCAGTGGCGCAGTATTAAAAGCAATGGAGGGTAAGTTATGAAATCAAGTGATCAGTTAGAGAAGTTATCGCTGGCGCTATGCGCAGCACAGGGAGCAATGGGGGGCGCTGTTAAGGGTAGCGCCAACCCTTTCTTCAAATCGTCTTACGCAGACCTTACAAGCGTGATCAAGGCGATCAAGCAACCATGCTTTGACAATGGTTTAAGTTACGTACAGCTACCGCATCGCGATGGTAACTCAATCGGCGTTGTTACTAGGCTGATGCACACGTCAGGCCAGTGGCTAGAGCATGAGTTTACTTTGCCGATGGTCAAGGGAGATCCACAAGCAGCGGGTAGCGCGATTAGTTATGCGCGTCGCTATGCCTTGCAAAGCCTATTTTCGATCCCGAGCGTGGATGACGATAGTGAGTCTGCAATGCTACGTAACGGCGAGCAGCCAACAGTCAAAGATGAATACGCCGAGCTGGTCGATCAGTTAGCGGATAGCATCGAGGCAATTAAAACAGGTATTGAGATTGGCGATCTAGTGATGGCCAAAGAAGCCTGGGACGAACTCACGGAAGAAGAAAAAGTTGGGTTATGGAAAGCCCCAAGCAAAGGCGGTGTGTTTACTACGGAAGAACGCGCAACCATGAAATCAACCGAATTCCGTACAGCAACAGGAGCGTAAATCATGGAATACGATAACACGAATCGCGGAGTACTATTCCGCAATGACAAGAAAGAGAAAGAGACACACCCAGACTTTACAGGGTCGATAGATGTTAACGGCGTTGACCACTACCTATCCGCCTGGGTTAAAGAGAGTAAACAGGGTAAGAAGTTTTTCTCTCTATCGGTCAAGGCTAAAGACGCAGTAGCGCAGCCAGCTATCCAGCAGGCCAAACAAGTGGTACAAGAGGATTTTGAAGATGATATCCCTTTCTGATGTAGATGTTGGCAAGATGATAAGATTTGCACAGCTTGAGCAAGAGATTACCAACAAGGAATTAGCCAAGCGTTTAGGTGTAACACAGCAATCAGTCAGCAACTATCGGAAGGCTAAGAATATCGACGATATTAAACTGGCAAGGCTTGCTGAGATCTGCGAAGCACTAGGATTGGAATTAAAAATCACTATTAACTAAAAGAAACCCCCCAATTAAGGGGGGTGTCTATTGCACTGGAGGGGTGCGGGGGAGTATCATTAGGTTGCGACCAATGATGTAGTAAGTGTAAGTAAGACCCTACCTATCTACAACATTGAATCGCAGAGATTATCGGGCGTTAGGCCGAGGAACTAGAACCTCGGAGCGGAGTTGACCCTCTCCATGATGCGCCTCCCAGTGCCGAGAGCAGGTAACGGGAATAGATGTCAAGATTCGATACGGTAATCATTGCTCGTCATTACTAATTAACTTATTGTTGTCCGATAGGACATCAAAAGGGTAAGTGTGGATGGATATTTATGAAAAGATTGTTAATGGTATGAAAGACAAAGACACTGATTACGTCTCTATCTTAATTACTGATGACGGTGTTGATCTATTCACTTCTTTAGAATATGAGGATTTAAGTTACCTGTTAACCGAGATCATCATGCAGCAGAAAGACGTTAGTACATTGCACTAAACTCTGGAGGGAGTTATGACACAACAAGAAAGAATCCTAGAATACTTGAAGGAAGGGAAAACTCTGACTCGATTAAACGCCTGGGATAATCTAGGAATCCTAGAAGCGCCAGCACGAATATCTGAACTCAGAAGCAAAGGCCATAACATACAGACTGGATTTAAAACTATCCTTAATCGCTACGGTGAAAAAGTAAAAATTGCGGAGTGGAAATTATGAAAGCAGAAAATTTAGCACCAAAAGAATTTGGGTTTAACGATCACGATGAAATCAGATTATGGACTCAAACACTATCTGCTGATTTTAGATTCAACGAAGACCAAAGCACATGTTTATATACCGATGGAGATGAGGGGTTTGCAGCAATCTCAATCTCTGAAGTATTCGATGAGCAAGGGATTACAGTCTCACTAATTGATTGCGCTTACTGCGATTTCGACTTTAAAGATTTAATCAAAATTCATCGCACCCTAAAAATTAACTGGCTTTTATGAGTGGTGACTAGATGATTTTAAATACTGGAGAGGACTGGGAAGCAGATGAAGCAGACATTATACAATGGCAGAAGACCTATCCAGCCGTTGACGTTTTCGCGGAGTTGTCGAAGATGGAGAGTTGGCTCGATGCCAATCCCAAGAAGCGAAAGACTCAAGCGG